CGAAGTAATGCGGCTCAGGCTCACGGTACTGCGGAACGAAAGGCCCAGGGGCAAAGTACTGCGGCTCAGGCTCACGGTACTCAGGAAAGAAAGGCTCAGGTGCGTAGTACACAGGCTCTTGATATTGGGGCACAAAAGGTGCTGGCTGCGGCGCGTAGTACTGCTCGGGCGCGTAGTACTGCTCTGGGGCGAAGTACTGCGGCTCTTGATACTGAGGTTCTGGGGCAAAGTACGAGGGGGCGGTGTACGAGGGGGCGGTGTACGACGGCGCAGCATACTGCGGCAGGTACGACAGACCGCCTCTAACGGCGTAGTCGTCTCCGAAAAAATCGTTTTCGTACTCCATCAGCCCTGTCCCTCAAGCAACGGGTAGACCCGCATCGCCCACTCGCGCCAGTCATCGAATTGATATGGGTCTGGCACGACGCGTGTTGAAAACGGTGACGCCTTCAAAAAGCCCGTGGCCCAATCTTGCCAGTCGTTCTCGTCGTCAAGCCGACCAAACGCCCACGCATCGCCAACCGACAGTATAACGCTATCGGCCCAATCAATCAAACCCATGCCGCGCGGATCGATCACCCGATCACCGTGCCGTCGCCGGGCTGGATGTGAGCCAGCACCAAGCCCATTTGATAGTCGCCGCCGATCGCGTTGCTCTCGAAGCGGAAGCGCAGCTCGCGGCGCTGCGTCTTGAAGTACACGACCTGATCCTGCGGCGTCGGCGGCGTCTCGTAGATGGTGTGCGGCTCCGTTGACACCTCGGGCGCTCGCGCGTTGGCGCGGCCAGTCACCTGCATGGTCATGTCGCCGCTCTGCACGAAGTCGGGCTCGATCATCAGCACCTGCAGAGCCTTGTTCTCTTGGCTCGTCACCGGCAGTGACATGTCGGCCGTCTCAAAGTAGCTCATCACGGGCTGGATGTTCAGGCCGTCGATGTCGTCCACGCCCACCTCATGCACCCACAGGCGATACTGATCGACGCCGCTGTCCTCGGTGACGCGCACGTTGTCGTCTGTCTCAGTGATGCGCGTGTCGCTGGCCTCAGTGACGCGCGTCTGGTCAGGCGCAACGCTGGGCACAACGCCCGACATGATCGGCTTAGGGAAGACAGTGGGCGACACGGCCGCGCTGCGCCCGCCGTTGGGCAGCTCGCAGTCGTACCACGTGTTCTCGCGCACATTGTAGATGACGGCGTGGGACGGCTCGACTGCCTCGCCGCGCGGGTAGCACCACCAGATTTCGCCGTAACGCGGCACCTTCATCGCGAACACCTTCTGGCGCTGAGACTGGTTGAGGCCGTCAAAGAAGTAGTTCAGGTTGAGGTTGTTCGGCACCTCGCGCACGACGCCGTTGAACATCAGGAAGCGGTCAGTGCCCACCCAATAGAAGATGCCGTCATACTCGATGACGGTGTTCGCGCCGAGGATCGAGGTTTGCGTGCTGATCGTGTCGAACTGGAACACGGGCGCGCCGCCCACGAACGAGGCGCGCACCAGCGCATCGGCCGACCAGAACAGGCCGGAGGGTGAGTTGCCCGGCCCGCCACGCAGGGCGACGCCGCGCACGATCTTCTGCGAGGCGATGTTCGCCGCGCCAGAGCCGAGGCTGGTGTAGTCCGTGGGGTCGCCCGCCACCGAGAACGCCACGTAGCCGTCGTTGCCGAAGATGAACGTGTAGGGGTGAAAGACGGCGACGCCACCGGTGGCGCTGTAGCCGGCCGGCAAGTTGGTGATCGGCTGCAGCGGCGCAGTGCCGAACAGATCGCCGAAGAAAAGCTGGCCGCCGTCCGCATTGCAGATGCACTCGAGGTTCGGCGCGACCTGCGCGACAAGCTGCAGACCGCCGAGGCCCGGCGCGGCGATGGCGTCGAACTGCCACATGTTGCGCGGGTCAGCCGCAATCGTTGACGGCGTGCGGTTGGTGATGATCGACGTGTTGAAGTTGTTGTCGATGTAGAAGCGCTCAAGCAGGTTGGCCGAGCCACTGTGCACGTAGGTCAGGCTGTTCTGCGTGAACTCGTGCATCGCGCGGCTGACCTCGCGCAGGTACTTGCTGATCGACCGGTAGCCGCCGATCTTACGCGGCAGGCCGCGCTGAAAGCGCACCCACTGCCCGTCGACGTAGTTATCGCCCTCGAACTTCGTGCCGTCGCGCTTGATGCCCGGCTGCGAACGTATCTGGACGACGGGCACTTAGAAGCTGCCACCGTTGACGGTGCCCGCCGGGGCCACGCCCAGCGTCGTCCACGCGTCGTTGGTCGTGAGTGCCGTGAACAGGCCGATGCCTACCGACGTGCCGCCCAGATTGACCAGCGCGCCGCCCGCCGTGGTGGAGCCGGTGCCGCCGTCGATAACAGCAACCGGCACGGCGATGCCGCCCGTCTCGGCGTCAACAACGTCGTTGCCGTTGCAGTACAGGATGGCGCGGCTACCGCGAGCGACCAACACGCCCGGCGTCTGGGTGTTCGTCCTGACGCGCAGGGTGAAAGAGCCGCCCGTCGTGCTGTTCGTCACCCAGTATTGCTGGGTCGTCTTCGGCACAATGATGTCGATGTTGCCGACAATCGCGCCCGTGAACTCGTAGGCGATGCGGTTCAGTTCCGCGCCCGACAGCGTGTAGTTGCCGCTCAGGCCGGCGAGGTTGATGGACGTGTAGTCGAAGGCGAACACCGCGCTCTGGCCGAGGCCCAGTGTGTACCAACTGGTGCCGTCCGTCACCGCCGTGGCGCTGTCGCCGGGCGTGAGTGTCAGGGACGCCGCGCCGTTGATCGTCTCAGCGCCCTGCGGGTCGATGACAAGGTTGCCCGCGCCGCCGTTGCGGACGGCGATGAACCAGTCACCGCCAACCGAGGGCGCAGTCGGCAGCGTCAGCGTGCCGAGGCCACCCGTCCAGACGAGCATCTTTGCGCGATCGGAGCCGCCAGCCGTGAAGTTGCTGTTGAAGAGCGTGACGGGCGTGGACTGCGACAGCGTCGAGCCGGTCGCCGTCAGGCCGAAGCCGGCCAGCGCCGAGGCCTGCGCCTGCGCCGTGGACGCGCCGTAGCGGAACGTGCGCCACGTGCCGGCGGCGGTGGTGTTGTCGGTCAGGTAGATTTGCCACTGCTCGCCCTGCCCAATGGACAGGAGCGTGCCGCCCACGCTGTTCTTGACCGTGATGGTGGACGGGCCGAGGTTGTTGAAGAGGATGGTCTGGCCGCTGCCCGTCTCGTTGGCCGGCGGCAGGCTGATCGCGTACGCGCCGGTGGGCGTCACATCGATGATGCGCGCCGCCGGCCGCAGGAGCGTGTTGCTCTCCAGCGGCCAGTCCAGCGCCGTGTCGGCCGTCAGCGCAAGCGCCAGATACGACACATCCGAGGGATAGATGGTCGTGCCACCAAAAATCTGTGTATAGGTGTTAGTCATGCGGCCGACCTTTCCGCGCGTTGTTTAGCATATCTGGCGCGCCGTTGCTCCGAGGATTTTTTGCGGGCCTCCTCAGTCCACTGCCTAGCCGCTCGTTCTCTGGCCGCTTGCCGGGCTTCGGGCGTCCACTGTGCGAGTGCTCTTTCACGCTCGCGGGCGCGATCTTCAGCAGTCCAGACGCGCGGGCCCTTGAGGCGTATCGGTCTGCACATGGTTACGCGGTCATATTTGCGCTCGGCGGGCGACGCCCGCATTCCTGCTGTGATCTGCGCTTCAATAGTTTTGCGAAATGACGCAGCGCGTTTGGCTGCATGCTCCGCGCTTTGTTTGCGCCCCCTTCGCGCAGCACTGAGTTTGGCTCGGGTCTCGTCAGACGCTTTTTGTCCCTTGCGACGTTGGTTTGCAGCAAGCTGTTTCGGGCTACATACTCCGCGTTTTTTGGCACCAGCGGCAGCACGCTGCTCTTCAGTGAGCGGAACGCCGTCACCACCCGTCGTCATGTTATAGCCGGCGGGCAGCAAGCAACCCGTTTCTGCGATAAGCCGCACCTCTTGCTCGCACGCCGAAGCGTGGTCAGCACACACCAAAAGTACTTCGACCGAAAAGGCTTCAGGCCCGTACTTGCGGATGGCGTTGTACAAGGCCGTTTTGCGCTTCCACTTTGCGTTCAGCAAGTGGGTCTGGAAGCGCTCTTCGGCCGTTTTTGACGTGTACCCGATATACGCTTTGCCGTTCGCCGAGCAGGCTATTTTGTACAGCGTGTACATTATGCCTCTTTCCGAACCGCCGAACGGTCAAGGATTTTGGCGAGGTCTTCGCCGTTAAGCATCGCGGCCGCGCGATCATACATGTTCTGCCAGACGGGGATGCGCTCGTCGTTCTTCAGGAACGGCGTGGCCTCAAGCAGCGTGCCGTATAGCAAGAGCTGCGGCGCGTACTCACTCAGCCAGTTGGTCTGCACGGCGTCGTCCAGCAGCGGCGGCAGCTCGTAGTACAGCACCTCGAATGGGTAGGCCGCGTCGGGCGTCGGCGAGATCAGCCAGTGGCTGTAGTCGTAGTCGCTGTAGAAGATCGGCTGCGCGGTCGCGGTGCGATCCGGCCAGTAGTTGAGCATGTACTCGTAGGCGCGGGAGAACAGCACCTTGCGGGTGTTGTTGTTCGCGCCAGTGCCGATGTTGATGCTCACCGTGTCGCGCCAGCGGTCGGGCTTGTCGTACACCGCCACACCGGCCTGCAGCGTGCCACTGACGATGTTGATGAAGCCTTGGATCTTGAGCTCGCGCGCGATGCGCCGCTCGGCCAGATTGATCAGGCGCGGGATTTGCTCGAAGACGACGGGGTCAGACGCGTAGGTCGTGCCGCGCTCAAGATAGCGCCGCACGTCCTGCTGGAGCGTCGTGAAGGTCATCGTCGTGGCCATGGGATGTCCTTATATCACTTTTGCGGCAATTGACTAGCTTCGCGCCACGCCTCGATGGTCAGCCGGTGTTTCTCCGCGCAGTCATTCCTCCGCTCGATCAGGTCTTTTTCCCACAGCAGCCGGGCTGGGTCGAGGAAGGGCTTGGGCGGGTTGTTTAACTGGGAACACGGGCTCGCCAGATTGGCCGGCGGCGGCTTCAGTGTCTGGATTACCGATGACTTCGACGAGCACCCGGACAGCGTCGTCAGGAGGAGCGCAACTGGCAGCAGCGGCAGGCACCGTGTGGTAAATCTCACGAATGGTGTTAGTCCGCTCGACGGAGCGCACATCGGCAGCGGCGCGTGTTTCTTCATATTCTGCGGCCTTTTTGTCGAGGATGATGTCGGCTTTGGCACGTTGCTTTCCCGCCTTTTCCAGAGCCTTTGCATACGCCGCGTCACACTGCCAATCGCGGACTTTGTATCCTGCGACGGCACCGACAACGAGAGCGCCTGCCGCCGCGTAAAGCATGATCGGGTTAGGGATCACGCCAGCCACCCGGCAAACTTCTTCGTCTTCAGCTTGCGGTCGTCGAGGCCGTGCGTGCCGCCGTTGATGCGCTTGGTCAGCGCGAGAATGGCGGTGTCGTTGATGCCTTGATCGCAGATCGACCAAAGCCTGTTCTTGTCGAAGAACCAGAGGGCGCTCTCGAAGCAGAG